TAATTACATTTGGTACAGCAGCAATGTTTATAGAAGAAGATGATGATGATTTAATTAAATTTTCAACAAGACATATCAATGAAGTTTATATTGCAGAGAATGATAAAGGCAGAGTAGATACAATTTTTAGAAGATTTAAAATTTCTGCTAGAGCAGCAATACAAAAGTTTGGTGATAAAGTTTCATCTGACATTCAAGGAATATTTAAAAAAGATCCTTATGCAGAAGTAGAAATTATTCACGTTGTTTATCCAAGATCAGATTTTGATCCTAAGAAAAAAGATAAAAGTAATATGCCATTCGAATCTGTGTACTTAGAATACAAAAATGCAAACGAATTATCTATGTCTGGATTCAAAGAGTTTCCTTTTGTAGTTCCAAGATATTTAAAAGCATCAAACGAAATTTATGGAAGAAGTCCAGCAATGACAGCGTTGCCAGATGTTAAGATGTTAAATGAAATGTCTAAGACAACTATTAAAGCTGCACAGAAACAAGTTGACCCACCACTATTAGTTCCTGATGATGGATTTTTATTACCAGTTAGAACTGTACCAGGTGGATTAAATTTTTATAGAAGTGGTACAAGAGATAGAATTGAACCTTTAAACATTGGTGCAAATAATCCACTAGGTTTAAACATGGAAGAGCAAAGAAGAGATTCAATTAGAAATGCTTTTTATGTTAATCAACTTCAATTGCAACAAGGTCCACAAATGACAGCAACAGAAGTTGTACAAAGAAATGAAGAGAAGATGAGATTACTAGGACCTGTTCTTGGTAGACTACAATCAGAATTATTAAAACCATTAATTGATAGAGTGTTCGCTATATTACTTCGTAACAATATGTTACCAGAAGCTCCAGAGTTTTTGTCTGGCAGAGATATAGAAATTGAATATGTATCACCACTTGCTAAAGCACAAAAATCTTCAGAGCTACAATCTATTATGAGAGCAATAGAAATATTAGGTTCACTTGCAAATGTAGCACCAGTATTTGATTATGTTAATTTTGATAATCTTGTTAAACACTTGGCAGACATAGTTGGTATGCCACAGAAATTATTAAAATCACAAAACCAAGTAAACGCAGAAAGACAACAAGCAGCACAAGCTGCACAACAACAACAACAAATGGCTCAGATGCAACAAGTTGCACAAGCAGCAGGAGATGTAGCACCACTAGCGAAAGCGTTGCCAGAAGAAGCACAAGCTTTAGTTAATTCAGAAGTGGAATAATATGGACGCAAATAAACAATTGGAACAATTAATTCAAGGACTAAAAAAAAATTACGAATACATATTCAATACAGAAGAAGGCAAACAAGTCTTAACTGATCTTGAAAAAAGATGTCATTATCATTCTACCACCAATGTAAAAGGCGATAGTCATGAGAGTGCATACATGGAAGGACAACGTAGTGTCGTTCTATTTATTAAATCAATGCTACGAAACGATAAAGAAAAAGGAAAATAATATGTCAAGCGAACAGATAACACAAGAAACTGTGCCTGTAGAAACAGCGACACCTACAGAAACAACAACACCAACAACTACTGCAGCACCTATAGCACCTGCAACACCTCCATCTTGGAAAGATTCAATTAGTGAAGATTTTAGAAATGATCCTAACATTGAAAAATTTACTGAGATAGATGCGTTAGCAAAAAGTTATATCAATGCAACTAAAATGATTGGTCAAGACAAATTAGTTATACCAACTAATAACTCAACAGAAGATCAATGGAATGAAGTATATTCTAAATTAGGTAGACCAGAATCTGCTGATAAATATTCTTTAGATGCAAAATCAGAAATTGTTGAAATGGATGAGGGTGCAATAAAATCTTTTGCCGAACAATCTCACAAACTTGGATTAAACAATAAACAAGCTCAAGGTATTTTAGAATATTATAAAAATAATATGGAAGGTACTGCACAGCAATCAAGAATTGATACTGAAACTGCTCAAACACAAGCTGAACAACAGTTAAGACAAGAGTGGGGTAGAGACTTTGAAGGTAAAGTTAAACAAGCTGGTGCATTAGCAAAAGCAAATATTGATCCAGAAGTATTAGATATGACTTTATCAAATGGTACAAGACTTGGAGACCATCCAGATATTATAAAAGGCTTTGCAAAAATTGCAGGTATGATGTCTGAAGATAAAATACTTTCAACTGAAAGTGAAAATGTTAATACAACTAAAGATATTGAATCTGAAATAAGCACTATTATGAATGATAAGAATGGACCTTATTGGAATAGACAACATCCAGATCACGATAAAATGGTACAACAAGTGTACACTTTAAGAGAAATGGCTAACGCAAAATAATATATTAAATTGCTTGTAATATAATAAAATTTATTATAAGCAATTAATAATAAGATAACTCGCAAGAACCTTATTGACCACAAAGAAAAGAATTGTAGTCTAAAAGACTTTAAATCCAAGAATTGCCTATCGTTTTGATGGAGAACCTTTCTGATTTTTAACATAACAATAACAATAATAATGGAGAGACAAATATGTCATCACAAATAACAACAGCATTTGTAGAGCAGTATTCTGCTAACATACAAATGTTATCTCAACAAATGGGATCATTATTAAGAGACAAAGTCAGAGTTGAAAGCGTTGTAGGAAAAAATGCTTTCTTTGATCAAGTTGGAAAAGTAACTGCTCAGTTAAAAACTAGCAGACATTCGGACACTCCTCAAATAGATACACCTCACTCAAGAAGAAGAGTATCTCTTGGAGATTACGAATTTGCTGATCTAATCGATCAACAAGACAAAGTACGTCTTTTAATAGACCCTACATCATCTTACGCACAAGCCGCAGCTATGGCTATGGGAAGAGCAATGGATGATGTTATTATCACAGCCGCTTTAGGAACTGCTTACACAGGTGAGACAGGTACTGGAACGGAAAGCGTTCAAACTGGTGTTGTTGCAGGCACATCTGGTTTAACTGTTGCTAAATTAATTTTAGCAAAAGATTTACTAGACAAAGCAGACGTTGACCCTTCTATACCTAGACACATTATGTGCGGTCCAGAGCAACTTGGTAATCTATTAGGTGATTCAGAAGTTACAAGCTCAGATTTCAATACCGTCAAAGCACTTGTGCAAGGCGAACTTGATACTTATCTTGGTTTTAAATTTACTGTAACAAATAGACTACCTAAATCAGGTAATGATAGAACGTGTATTGCTTACGCAGAAGATGGTCTTTTACTAGGAATCGGAAAAGATATTTCCGCAAGAATAGATGAAAGAGCAGATAAATCGTATGCTACACAAGTTTATTACTGTCAATCAATCGGTGCTACAAGAATGGAATCTGCGAAAGTTGTTCCAATTGTTGCAGTCGAAGCCTAATAGGAGATATATATGACAACTAAAAATACAGACCTTGTAGCTAACTTTGAAGCTACTCCTCAAGTTGCAAATAGTGCTGCTGAATTAGCTGGTGTTTTAAGAACAGCTCACGGTTCAGTAGAACTTGCTGCTGGAGACAGTACAGATAACGATATTGTTATGCTTGCACCTATCCCTAGTAATGCTTCTGTTCCAACTTTATTTGTTGGTTCAGACACATTCGGTGGTTCGTGTACATTCAATGTTGGTATTTATACGTCAGCTGGTGTAGAAAAAGACGAAGATGTTTTCGCAACTTCAGTAGCTGATGCTGCTGCTATGGCGGATGTTCGTTATGAAGCTGCTGATCTAAATACTGGCTCTCAAAAGCTATGGGAATTAGCTGGAGACAGCGAAGATCCAGGTGGATACTTCTATGTTGCGATTACTTTTAACGCAACTGGTGGTACTGCTGGTACTTTAAATTGGAATATTAGTTACGTAGTTAATTAATAAATAAAATTTTAGGGGGTGGAAGCAAGAGTAGAAACCCCCTAAAGTGCATGAAACAAATTAAAGATTTAAAACCTGTATTACATCTTAAAAAAGACAATTACATTTACAGGTATGTATTAGTAGACAGATTTCAAAATGATGGTAAAAATCATTATGGTTTTGACACTAAACAAGAAAAGACAGTAGAAGAAATTTTTGCGTTAAAAAAAGATAGACAAATCAGACGCAAGTATATAATAAGGAAGTAATATGGCATCAGTAGTAGGAATATGTAATGGAGCATTAAATCAACTGGGAGCTACAACAATACTTTCATTAACAGAAGATTCAAAAAACGCTAGACTTTGTAACTCAAGATACACTCAAGTTAGAGATGCTTTGTTTAGAACACACCCTTGGAATTGTTTACAAAAAAGAATAGAGTTAGCTTTAGATACCTCTGCACCTACTTGGGGTTTTAAATATTCTTATACCTTACCAGCAGATTGTTTAAGGTTACTTAGAATATTAGATTACGATACGAATTATAAAGTAGAGGGTAGAAAAGTTTTAAGTAATAGTGAGACTATGAAAATATTATATGTTTCAAGAGTTACTGATCCCAATGAATATGACGAGTTATTAAGAGAAACAATATCTGCATCATTGGGTGCTGACATTGCTTTTGGAGTTACATCTAATAATCAAACAGCTAAAAATATGTATGAACTGTTTAAAGATAAATTAAGAGATGCTAGATTTGTAGATTCAACTGAAGGTCAAAACGTAGAACAAGACCTAGGTATGACAGATGTTATAGACGCAGGTACTTTTATAAACTCAAGGTTTTAATCAATGGCTAGAGTTGCAGTTGAGCTAACAAACTTTACAGGCGGTGAATTATCACCAAGACTAGATGGTAGAAATGATTTAACCAAATATTCTTCTGGTTGCTCAACATTAGAAAACTTAGTTGTATATCCACATGGAGCTGCTGCTCGTAGACCAGGTACAACATTTGTTGCAGAGGTTGCAGATAGCGATAATAAAACAAGATTAATTCCTTTTGAATTTTCAACAACACAAACTTATATGTTGGAGTTCTCAAATTTAAAAATAAGATTCTATAAAGACAATGGTTCTATTTTAGAAGGTGATAAAACTATAACAGCAATTACAAAAGCTAATCCAGGAGTAATTACTTGTAGTTCACATGGTTATTTAACTGGAGATGAAATACTTATTACTGCTATTGTTGGCATGACAGAACTTAACAATAAAAGATTTTTAGTTGTTAAAATAGATGCTAATACTTTTTCTTTAACAGATAAAGATGGTGTAGCAATTAACACTACAAGCTTTACTACTTATAGTTCAGCAGGAACTATGAACAGAGTTTATACAATTGCTTCTCCTTATACTACTGCAGAATTATTTGATATTAAATTTGCACAAAGTGCAGATGTTATGTATATTACGCATCCTTTACATGAGGTTGAAAAATTATCTCGTACTGGTCATACTTCTTGGACATTAGCAGATGTAGATTTTACTAATGGTCCATACCTAGATCAAAACATTACTGTAACAACATTAAATCCATCAGCTCACACAGTAGGAGCAGGAGTTACAGTAGTAGCTTCAGCTATAACAGGTATTAACAATGATACAGGTTTTCAGTCTACTGATGTTGGAAGATTAATTCAGTTTGTAGATGGTCATGGAAAAATTACAGCAGTTGCAGATACTTTAAATTTTACTATGGAAATTATTGTAGATATGGGTTCATCAACCGCATCTGCAAATTGGTCTTTAGGTGCTTTCTCTGACACTACAGGTCATCCTTCTTGCGTAACTTTTTTTGAACAACGATTAGTATTTGCAGGAACAACTGATCAACCACAAACAATATTTTTTTCAAAGTCTGGTGATTATGAAAACATGGATGCAAACATTGGCGGAACAATAGCTGATGATGATGCAATCATTTATACTATTGCATCTAACCAAGTAAATGCCATTAGGTTTATGACATCTACTAGAACTTTAATTATAGGTACAGCAGGTGGTGAATTTACTGTATCTGGTGGTGGTACAGATAGTGCAGTTACACCAACTAACATTCTAATTAAAAAACAATCTAATCATGGTGCTGCAAATGTAGATGCTATAGCTGTAGGTAACGCCACATTATTTTTGCAACGTGCTAAAAGAAAAATTAGAGAACTAGCTTACAACTTTGATGTAGATGGATATGTTGCACCTGACATGACTATTCTTGCAGAACACGTTACTGAAGGGGGTCTAACACAAATAGCTTATCAACAAGAACCTAACCAAATTATTTATGGAGTTAGAGGAGATGGTGAGATGGTAGGTTTAACTTATCAAAGAGAACAACAAGTAACCGCTTGGCATAGACATATTTTTGGTGGTAGATTTGGTATAGCAACAATTACAGTTTCTGATTATGCAAACATTGCTACTGCTAATAAAATAATTTTATCAAAATCAGATGGTACAACTGTTACCTTTACATCAACAACAGGTACTGCTGGAACAAATGAATTTAAAACTGAAACCA